CCAATTGCTAGAAATGTTGCTATACTTAGTTCAATACACAAGATGTAGTGTTGCTTAGGATGAGCTGACACTACATGTAGTACCCCCAGACTAGACTGGGTTAAGGAATCTAGGCCATTTACGCAGCTATGCGGACAAAATAGTCGGACTGCCACGGACGGCAGGTGATCACGGTCACACCGGAAACAGTGAGGTTTCAAATGGATGCAAAGGATATTGCAGAAGATTTATTGCAAGATACTAATGTGGGTGCTGACGAAGCGGAACACGCTGAGACTCCACCACCTGAGAAAATGCTTCCTGCTTCCCAAGTGAATGAGCTGATTAAAAAGGCGAAACGCAAAGGAGAGCAGAAAATGCAAGAGCAATTAGACGCAGCTAAGCAGCAAATTGAGCAACTTCAGACGCAACAGGCGCAACAACAGTTGCAGAATACTGCGCAGACAGGCTCACCCCAACCGCCTCAGCAACAGCAAGGGCAGCAACAGGGTGGCATAGACGCACAGCAGATTCAGCAGCAAGTGATGCAACTAATGCAGAAGCAGCAGCAAGAGGAAGCGCAAAAGCGGCACGATGAACAGCTCGAACAGGAAGTAAATCAGGTAGCTCAACAGTATTTCGGCAAGATGGCTCAAGGTAAGGATATGTTTGAAGACTTTGAAGCAATCACAGCCGATTTTAACCCTGCTGAGTTTCCGCAATTAGTATTTTTAGCTAACCAGATGGATAACACCCCAGCCATTATATATGAGCTGAGGAAGAACCCAGGTAAGTTAGCTGACTTGGCAGTATTGGTTGAGAAATCACCTAGTATGGCCAGGAACGAGTTGTCAAAGCTTTCCGAGTCAATTAAACGGAATGATGAGGCAAAACGTAACTTGCAAGAACCTCAAGACCCCTTAAACCGTCTGAAGCCTTCGCCAGTGGGAACAGACAGTGGTACGAAGTCAGTACGGGATTTCAAGGCAGCCTCCTACTTAAAAGGCTGAAATCCTACCGAAGCGGTCATGTCTGTTCCTGATGAATATGGATTTTCATTGGAGAAGATGACATGGCCGTTCCAAATAACATTTTGCAACAGGTACAAACCTACCAACTTAGTAACCTTGCCTACTTACAGAACTTAAACTGCTTCGTAGCCACGGCTAATACTAAATTCAAGAACTTCGAGAAGCTGACCGCCAACCTTGGCGATACAGTGACTTTCGATTTGCCACCACGTTTTACTACTGCTGCTAGCTTGGTTGCTACATTCCAATCTGCTGATCAGAGAGTAGAGAACTTGACCGTGGATAAAGCGATCAACGTATCTTATGCGTTCACAGCGCAACAATTTATCTTCAACGTAGAAGACTACATGGAACAGTTCGGTAAAGCGGCTGTGATGGAAATGTCTGCTGAAATTGAAGCTGATATTGCTACTGTGTGCGTTGAAGCACCATACCGTTTCTACGGTGATGGCGTAACTCAAATTAACTCTTATGGACAGTTAGCTGCTGCCCTAGCTATGTATCGTAACTACGGTGCTGCTAAGGACAACACTAAGTTCTATTTGAGTGATATTGCTCAATCAGCCATCGTTAACACTGGCTTGAACCAGTTTGCGCTGGACAGAAATAATAAATCCGCGAATAGCTGGGACGTTGGTGATTTCGACCGCGCTGCCTTCTACGTGTCTAACTTACTTCCAGTTCACACAGCAGGAACAATCGGTGAAGACGGTACAGTGTTGACTGTAGTCTCTGTAGTCAAGGACGCTAACGATGCGGTTATCCAAATCGTGTTCTCTGGTGCTGGTACTGACGCTGACGCTGTTAAAGAGTTCGATAAGTTCCAATTCTCTGACGGTGTTTCTGGTCAACCTAACCTTCGCTACCTGACTTTCATCGGTCACAAAGTGTCCTCTAACCCTGTTCAATTCCGCGCGTTGAATGATGCGGCTTCTAGTGCTGGTAACGTCACTGTAGATGTTTACCCTCCATTGAAAGCGTCTCAAGGCAACACTCGTAACTTGAACTTCGAGATTGCTGCTGGAATGCAAGTAACTGCGTTGCCATCACATAGAGCGGGAATGATTACTGCTGGTAATCCACTGTTCTTAGGTATGCCAATGCTTCCAGAAGAAGTGCCATTCCCTACAGGTAACGAGGTTGACCCTGATACAGGCGTATCACTACGTATGTACTACGGTTCTCTGTTCGGTCAAAACCAACGTGGGATGATTCACGATGCGATTTGGGGTAAGAAATGCGTCCCTGAGTACGCAATGTCTGTAGTTTTCCCACTGTAATTGGCTTCGGAGGGTGAAAGCCCTCCCTACTATAAGGATATTAAAATGGCTATTTCAACACCAATCGTCAATGCCCGTCAGTACTACATCAATGGTCTGAAGCTTGCTTATGTAAGTGCTACCACAATGTCTGTATCTGCTGGTCGTTGCAGTAATGCCACTAATGAAAATGACATTAGCGTGGGATTACCTTTAAACGTAGCTGCTACTCAAACGGGTACTGAGCCTGTTCCTGCGGGTTCCGGTGCCGTCTTAATCAACACTGCTGCTAACGGTGCTGGTGGTTTGGACATTGGAGTCATGGCGAACGATACGTTCTACGCTGTGTACGCTATCGGTGACAGTTATGGTAATGAGCCAGGTTCAGCGATTATCTCCGCTAACTTAGCTTCTCCGTTGCTGCCAGCTGGTTACGACATGTCTTTCCGTATCGGATTTATCAAGTCTAGCGGTGCTGCTGCAATCCTTCCATTCCGTCAAGATGGCTGCGGTTTAGACCGTTGGATGTGGTATGACGCTCCAATCGCCACTGATGTTACTGCTGGTGCTTCTGCTACATATGCTCCAGTTGACGCTAGTGCTGGCTTGCCCGCTGCAACACCAACGATGGTTAGTTGGTACTGCGCGTTCACTCCAACTGCTGGTGATGACACTTTGGTACTTGCTCCTGGTACGTCTACATCTACTTTAGGTTACGCAACTCTATCTGGTTCCGTAGCTGCTGTAGTGAAGACAGGGAACTTGATTTGCCCAACAGATGCGCCTCTGACAGATGCTATTGACTACAAGGTTACTGGCTCTGCGGTTGCAATCTCTGTAGGGGCTTATTTAGACCAGTTAGCAGTCGTAATCGTAGAATAAGGAACTGCCATGGCCTACACGACATTACAGCTCATCAACAATGCGTACTACGAAAGTGGAATCGTATCTCGTGGCTTTGAAACTGTGTCAGGCCAGCAGGCTAACGATGGACTGCTGTTCCTAAATGACCTCATTGCGGATAAGACTGTGGAAAATGGTCTTATCCCTTACTACGATGAGCACAACTTTAGTGCCGTCATTGGTCAGGAAAAGTATTTTATTGAGAACCTAATCAGCATTGATACGTTCGTGTTCTACATCGACACAGTACGTTATCAGACTGAGAATCGGGCTAGACGTGAGTACTTCGGTAGTTCTCGTGCCGATAACATTCAGTCCTTGCCTGGTAGCTGGCATATGGAGCGTTGCTTCGGCGGTGCTAACCTGTACATCTACTTCAAGCCTAACCAGAACTTCCCGTTGACTATTTGGGGACAATTTAGATTGGCTCAGGTAGCAATCAACCAAGATTTATCATTAACGCTGGATAGATTTTACATCAACTATTTACGCTATGACTTAGCAGCTCGACTATGCGCTGAGTACAACTACACCGTTCCACCTGGAGTTTCCAAAGCTTTAGATAACTATCAAGACTCAATTAGTAAGAAAAGTGGACCGATGGATCTAAGATTGACCAAGTTATCCAGTCTTCAGAGACGTGGAGGCATTAACTACGGTCAGGTAAACCTTGGACATGGATGGGTGAACTAATATGGTGATGACCCCTGGAGCCACACAAATTCCTGTGAGGATTGTGGGATCGAGCATTTTCGGTCGTCATCCGATTATTTCCGATGAACGCACTTGGAACATGTTTATCTCAGATGACTGGTTAATCAATTTCGCAGGATATAAGCAAGCGGTAGAGATTTTAGGGAATGACGTTGAAGGCCGTGGGTTATATCACTCTACACGAGGCAATTTCCTACTGGCGGTTCTTGGTTCTAACCTCTATCGAATTGATGCCAATTTAGGATTTTCATTCCTATTTAGCATTGGAACCACGACTGGCGAAGTGTTCATGGATGAGAATCTAAGCTCACAGATTGCCATTGTGGACGGCTCAAATACTGCTTACATCTACAACTACACGACCGAAACTACTGGTGTGATTGATTTCGTCTACACGGGTGGTGGTACAGTATTTACACCGAATTATGTGACCTACCAGAACACGTACTTCATCTTCGGTAACGGGGATAATACAACTTCTGGCTCACAATGGTTCGTCTATCGAAGTGGGTTCAATCCTACAACCTTGGCAAACCCTTTACAGCTTGTATGGGTTCAGACATTGACGCTACAGACTAAACCGGACTTTGCTAAAGCCTGTATTAGAATCCCCAGCCATGGTAATAACCTCCTTGTTCTTGGCTCAACTGTAGCGGAAATCTGGACGAGTGTTGCTGGCCTTCAAATCTATCAACGCCAATCCTCTATGAACATCGACTATGGGGTAGCTTCGGTGAGTACGATTGCAGCCTCAGATGACATGATTGCGTGGCTTGGGATTAACGAGAAGTCTTCTCCGGCTATCATGGTGATGATGGGTGGTAAGGCTGAGCGATTATCCACGGACGGAATTGACTTCCTATTAAGTGGCGTTCAAAGACCTGATAGGTCTACAGCTATGTTTTATCGTCAAGATGGTCATGTGTTCTACATCCTTACCTTCTACGACCAGCTAGATAACTTCTCCATCATGTATGACTTCACTACAGGGAAGTTCTTTGACATTACTGATTGGGATTTCACCTATCACCCAGCGCGACAGATGGCTTATTTCAATAATGACATTTACTTCGTCTCATTGAAGCAAGGTAGTTTGATGCGAATTAGCACCAACTTGACTTCAATTTCTACAGATATTCAGAATGACTATGAGATTCCACGCATTAGAAAGTGTGATACCTACAGGCTACCTGGAAGTGATCGCTTCATCGTGAATCAGTTTAGTTTCACGGTAGAAAATGGCGTTGAACAGAACGTGGATTATCAGTACGAATGTGACGGCTATATACTAGGTGAGGTCAGTAGTCAAATCATGTACTCCGAGGACGACTTGCCTTTATTGGTAGAAGGTGGTAGCTGCCAGATTTACAGACCACGAATTGACGTAACTTGCTCTAAGAATGGCGGAGAAACATACGGTAATGCAGTGCCATATTTTATGCACGCTACAGGTCATTACAAGAATCAACCTCGGTTCAACAAGCTAGGTGAGGCTAACCAGTTCACTATTCAGATGCGGTTCTGGGGCTTTGGAGCGGTCGTAATCGCTAACGGAATGCTGGAGGTGTACCAATGATTATTCCATCGTTTCAGAATGTACAATTTGTCGATCAAGATGGCTTCCTTACGACCCAAATGCAGATGTACAATGATGAATTGAACAACGTATTGCGAAATGGACTTTCCGATAATGGTTGGACACTACCGACAGTTACACAGGCTCAATTAACTGCGATTCAGGCTCTACCTTCTGACCAACAGTTGCCTAACGGTACAGTTTGGTACGTACACGATACTACGACCGCAGTGTATGAAGTGGTAGTGAAGATTAATGGTGCGTTGCGTAAAGTAACTACCACCGCTTACCCATAAGGATATGAGATGAGCATTTTAAGCAAATTATTCGGTGGTGGTGGCAAGAACCCTATGGACGCTGCCAATCAATATCTGAATCAAATTCCAGGCGTAGCTCACCAAGGCTATGACGATTACATCAATCAGGGTAAAGATGCCTCTGGTAAGACGAAGAGCCAATACGAAGACATGATGAATGACCCTACAGGGTTCATTAATAAAATCATGGAACAGTATAAGGAGTCTGAAGGCTACGGCTTCGCCAAAGACAGACTGACTAAGGAAATGGGCAACACTGCTGCTATGGGTGGTATTGCTGGTACGCCTTTAGATCAGATGAATCAAGCCGAAGGAGTTCAAGGCTTACTCTCCAAGGATATGCAGCAATTCCTCGAAAATGCTCTAGGACGCTACGACAAAGGTTTAGCAGGTGAGGAAGGCATTGCCACACGAGGTTATGACGCTTCCGGTAAACTGACTGATGCCCTAGGTAGTGCGCTTAATCAGCAAGGTGGATTGGCGTTTAATGACGCTCAGCAGAAGAATAAGAACCGCAACGATATGTGGAGTATGTTCGGTAAGGCGTTAGGAGGTGGTGCTGGTTTCGCTCTTGGTGGGCTGCCTGGTGCGACTTTTGGCGCAGGTTTGTTCGGAGGGAAATAAGATGGCGATTCAATTCACTGATTTCTCCAAAGCGCAATTACTGGACTCTCCGGCTAAGTCTATCTTTGAAGACGTGCTTAAAGGCTATCAAATGTCGCAAGTACCTGGGCAGATGAAGCAGGAAGCTAGGGCTAAAGAACTTGCTAACTCATTGAAGAAGCTTGAGGTCGAACACAAGCCGAAGGAATATGCTCTGGGCGACCAAGAGAAAGGATTATCCAATGCGCTGAAGTCTAAAGCTCTTGAGCACTATGAAGAGAAGTTTAAGCTTGAGAAGGACTACAAGACTGCTCAGATTCAAAAAGCATTACAGCAGAAGGTTGGCGGTACTCCTAAAGCCAATGGCGAGCTGGCTAACTACATTGTCTCTCATCCAGATGCGAGTCAGGAAGACATTCGTAAAGCCTATGAAGAGATTCATGGCAAGAAGATGGAACATGAGGACACGATTATCGACCGCAGCAAGGATGTTGTCGCTGGGAACTCCTTTGACAAGCTTCCTACGAATGACAAGAAGCAGTCCGTTGCCTTGATGAAGGGCATGGGCGTTGACCCTGTTGAAGCGGTGGCTTACTTGCGCCAGAAGGGTAATAGCCCCTCATCCTATGCGAAGGAACAAGGTATTGATGTGACTAAGGTTGAACCAGATTACGCAGCTGGTGAGCAGAATATTAAGATGGCTCAGCAAGCTAATGCTTATATGGAAGAAATCGATACTCTGGAAAAGCACATTAATGACGGCCTTGGTAAGTACCAGAACAAGATTATGGGCTACTCATTAGAACAAATTGCTGACGCTGCTGAAGGTTCTAACCCTGACCAGCAAGCCAGAGCACTAGCGGCTCGTGCGTTGCTGCCTGAATTGAACTCACTTCGACTGAAGATTGCTGGTGGTAACATCGGTATTGAAGCCCTGCGTGAACTAGAGCACAAGTCATTGGGTAAGCTCAATGTCCTTGAAAGCCTCGTTGATTCTGAAACCTATACTAAGGCTCAGCAGTACATGACTGACTGGATTAAAGAAGCTGGTCAAGTGCGCGTGAAGTCTTTGGTCAATAACAGTATGTTGAAGTCTAGGCTCCAGAAGAGTGCCGAAGCAGAATCGAAGAAGGGTAAGGTGCTCAATTTAGCTACTGGCAAATGGGAGGATGAATAATGGCTTTAACCACAATTAAGGTTAAGTTGCCCTCTGGCCAGATTCAGCAAGTTAAAGTGCCTGATGATTGGGATGAGGAAAAGATTACGTCCTCTATGAAGGAACACTTCCCTGACGAGTACAAGAGCGAAGAGCCGAAGCCTATGGAGTTGGAGCTTAATAAAGGCCAACCTAAAGAGCGCACTGGTCTCTTAGGAGTTGTCAGTGACGTGGCTCGTGGCACAGGTAATGCGGTGAAAGGTGGGATTAATTTCCTAGCTCACACACCTGATATGCTTGAAGACCTTGGTGAAGAATTACTAGAGCACCCTGGTACGGGACAGTTGCGGGGATTAGGTCAGATTGCAGCTGAAGGTGCTGAGATGGGTAAAGGCATTATTAATGCCCCTTATAACCTTAACCAGTACTTGGCTCGCAAACACTTACTACCTCAAGTATTGGGTAAATTAGGCAAGTTGATTCCTCATATCCCAGAAGACACGGGGCTTGAAAAGGCTCTAGGACTGGAAGCTCGTAAGGGCGATAAGTTATTGCGGGGGTTGACTGAAGGTGCTGGTTTAATTGCTGGCGGTGCTCCTATTGCTAAAGGCATTAAGAAAGCTGTTACAGCTCCGAGTAAAGAACGTCTATTTAAGCGAGCACTTGAGGATAAGATTGCAAAAGCAGCTGAAGAGAAAGGTTTAGCTGTAGGTGACTTGGATAAGCTTAAAGAAGCCTTAACAGATGAATATACGAAATTGCACCCAAGTCGTCCTGGAGAGCTATCTCCTATGGGACAGCAGTCTGAAATTAATATTAAGAAGCAGAAGTTAGAAGCCAACCCTCAGAAGGATAATATCCCTGAAGGTGAGCTGCCTAGCATTCCAGAAGCCCCAGATACTAAGGGAATGCTTGAACGCCACCAGAAGGCTATTGATGAGGCGAAAGAGGCTGCTGAAGCTGATGTGGGCATATTAAGTAATCCTAAACTTGGCGCAAGGAAGAAGATTAAGTCGGCCATTAAAGAGGTTAAGGGTTCTGCGTCTGAGCTATATGAAGCCAGTCGTAACCACTATAAGGATCAGAAAATCTCTGCCGATAATTCTGCTGAGATTAAAGCAGCGACTAAAGAACTTGAAGCCATGAAAGATGCTGATGAGTTAGCACCTGGATATGGTTCTGGTACTGGAGAGCAGAAGGCGTTAGAGGCTCAAATTGAGGCACTTAAAGGGGAGAAAGTAAATGCAAGCGACATATTTGACTTACAGCGAACGCTGGAGAAGATGGCTGAAAATACTCGCGAGAAACAGTTTGCCTCTGGAAAAGGTACAACCGATTTAGACCGTAAGCGGTTTGGCCAAATAGCTGAGAAGTTAGATTTCCATGCGGATAAATTGGCTAAACGATTAGAGTCAGTCGGTGGCAAAGATGTTCAGAAAATGATTACAGAGGCTAATAAAGGATGGCGTGTTTACAAGCAGCTTAGTCTGGATAACCCTGTGGGCAAAGGTGCTATGTATGGTGAAATTCCTAATCAGGCATTGATTAAGATTGCAGACGACCATCCAGCTAACGACTTTATGAAAGCCTTGGTAGATTCTGACCCTGAGCTAAGAAAGCAATTATTAGCTGCTTACTCTGGAGAGAGTAATGTTAATAAGCTCTTGAAGCCAAGCTCAGTGATTGATGGCTATATCAAATCATTGCCAGAAGTTGAAGAGAAACTAACGGCCTTTAAGAATGCTGTGTCTGATTACAAAGCGGGTGAAAAGTCTGCTGCGAAGATTGGTAAGGCGCATGAAGACTTAGTGAAATCCATGAAGGAAGTTGCTCAGGCTAAACAGCTCCAGCAGCAAATTAAGTTCCATGAAGAAGCTATTCCCAAGATTCGCGAGAAGATGAAGAAGGTAGATGAAACGAGTGCGGAACATGCTAAGTTAGCTAAAGAACTTAAAGACCATGAGAAGAATTTGTCCGACAAGAATTACCTACTTAAGAAGTATGGTAAGTATGTAGCTGGTTACGTTATCGGAAAAGAAGTGGCTAATAAAGTTGGTTTCTAACAAGGATATATGTCGTCTATTAAAGCGGCATATAAGTGATAGACCAACAGAGCCAAAATAATTGTAGTTAACATATTGTCCCCTTGGATAATAAGTAAGCATTATACAGGTGGATTGGGTAGAAATCAAGCATAAGGACGTGCTATGGCTATTGACTCACATTACATCCCAGCGTTCTCCATTGAGGATGTATTGCTGGATAAAGATACTGGTGCGCCTCTATCTGGTGGTCTTGTTTACTTTGAGCAAGACAATCAGCGTGGCGTACTGAAGCCTGTCTATCAGATTACAGGTACTTCACCTAATTACACTTACACGCAGCTGCCCAATCCTATGACCTTGAGTTCCATTGGGACATTTCAAGATTCATTGAGCAATCCAGTCGTGCCTTACTTCTATCCGTATGATGAAGAGGGTGATGTTGAGTACTACTATGTTCGGGTAACAAGCTCTGAAGCTGTACCACAATTCGACAGAGAAGCAGTTCCCTATGTAGGCTTACAGGATAATGCTGAAATTCTTAATGTCATTACGAACGAGCTGTCAAATCCTCAGTTTATCGAGACAGTTTATACGGGAACGCATGTCTTCAGTTTCAGCGCAGCAGTTCAACAGGTCGTCAATATTGCGCCAGATTGGGACATAATTGTAACGTGTCCGACTACTGGTACGGTGACAGTAACTCAGAGTACACCAGCTGGCTCTCTAAACATTATTACGAACCCAGGAACAATCTTAACGATTACCTCTGCGGGGATTACAGCCTTGCAACTTCGTCAGAGGATTTATGGATCGCCTAACCTTTGGGGTTCAGGTTATCTGTCTGCAACCTTCGTGGCCAAGACTTACAGTGGTACAGCAGTCACCCTGAATATGTACTACAGTCAGTCTAACGGAACAGTGGTTGACCAGTTATTGGTATCAGCATCATTGCCAGCGAGTGGTGATTACGAGGCATTCAGCAATGCGTTCCTCATTCCACCATCTAACAGCACTCAAACATTCCCGAATGCTTATGTTGATATTTACTTTGATATCCCATTGAGCATTCAGATTGACCTTACAAGCGTCATGGTTGCGTTCACAGGTAACACAGCGATTAACAATATTGCTTATGACCAAGAGTCTTACGCAAGGCAGCTTGACCATCTATACCATAATGCTTATCCAGTCGTACCAGTAGGAGCGGTCATTGATTTCGCGGGGACTGTATTGCCCTTACATTATCTCGCTTGTAATGGCGCAGCTGTTAGCAGAACAACTTACGCAAGACTATTCGCAGCCATTGGCACTACATGGGGTGTCGGGGACGGTTCAACCACATTTAACCTGCCTAACTTAATAGATTACGTAACTTCTGGTTCTGGTGGAACATTTGGAGCTGTGGGAGCTAAGGTTGGAACAACTACGCATACCTTATTAGCGGGCGAATTACCACCTCACTCTCATACTTATGCGTTGTGGACAAACCAAGGGGTAGGAGGTTTCGGTATGGCTGGAGGTACGCTTGCCAACTACGTAACTACTGCTACAGGAAATGGTCCTGGAGGATCAGTACCGTTTTCAATTGTTCAGCCAACAGCTGTGATGCTTAAAATTATTCGATACCAATAAGGATGGATTATGACTACTCAATACAAGTTACAGAAGGATGTTGCAGGGTACAACGGATTTGGATTGCCACCATGTGATCAGAAATTCAGTGCGTCACTAGCTGCCACAACTGATACCACTTTAACCGTTCCTAGTTCAGGAGCATTAGGTGCGCCATTGAATCAGGTGAATCGATTCTTAGCGGTCATCCAGGTTGAAGCGAACCTATCAGTATGGCTTGCAATCAACGCCACAGCAGCGGTTCCCGTTGGAGGCACTTTTGCTGCGACTACATCCGATTTAATCATCGGAGGGCAGTATTATGCGATTGAAGTGAAAGCAGCTGATGTAATGCACTTTATGGCAGCCACCGCTGGTACAGACATTCTAGTTAAGTTTTACGCTTTGCCAGCTAGCTAAGGCACTGCGAACCCAATATCACAAGGAGTGTGGTTATGGCATTAGTACCTGATCAAAAGTTTAGTACCTTCCAGAATGGAGGGGATGTTGAGGTGGGCGACACAATTGTCGGTCTGCGTGGAGGTATTAATACTCGATTCCTCTACACAGGTGAACTACCTCCTGGATATATAGTTCCCATTGACCAAGGTGGTACAGGCTCAGATACAGCAGCAGGTGCTAGAACCAATTTAGGTTTAGGTACAATGGCTGTACAGAACGCTAATGCCGTGGCCATTACAGGTGGTACTGCCGCTCTGACTTCAGGTCAAGTAGCCGATGCGCCTGTTAACCCAACTGACCTTGTAAATAAAGCTTACGTGGATGGTATAGCTACAGGTGTTCAGACGGTAGTAGGAACGGTTAATCAGATTGATGTGGATAGCACTGACCCTGAGAACCCGATTCTAAGCCTGTCAGCAACACTGAATGTCCCTGGAACATTTAATATCCAAGGCACGACTGCGGTGAGCGCAATCATCAATGATGACACCATGGCAACTGCTACTGCAACTAACCTTGCAACTGCCTTATCCATCAAGACTTATGTAGATGGTCTCGATGCTGGTAGCGTCAAGAGTGTGGTGGGAACCCTTGACAGAATTACATCGACAGGTGGCGTTAACCCTGTGATTGATATTGCTTCTACCTATGTAGGGCAAACCTCAATCACAACGCTCGGTACGGTTACGACTGGCACTTGGAACGCAACTCCGATTGATTTAGCTACGTATGTGAGCGGTAATCTTGCGGTAAGTCATTTGAACTCAGGAACCAGTGCTACTGCGTCAACTTTTTGGCGTGGAGACGGCACTTGGGCGACCCCTGCGGGAACTGGCGTTACGAGTGTAAGTGGTACTACAGATAGAATTACATCTACTGGAGGCACAACGCCTGTAATTGATATAGCAGCCACTTATGTAGGTCAGACTTCGATTACTACATTAGGAACTGTAGTCACAGGTGTATGGAACGCCACACCAATTGACTTGGCAACTTATGTCTCAGGCAACCTTGCAGTCTCTCACTTAAACTCTGGTACTGGTGCTACAGCAGCCACGTTCTGGAGAGGTGATGGTACGTGGGGAACACCAGCTGGTACAGGGGTAACTAGCGTATCAGGCACAGCAAACCGTATTACTTCAACGGGTGGTACAACGCCAGTCATCGACATTGCCGGAACGTATGTTGGTCAAACGTCTATCACGACTCTTGGCACAATAACTACAGGTACATGGAATGCAACGGCAATCGACTTAGCGACTTACGTCAGTGGTAACTTAGCTGTAACTCATTTGAATGGTGGCACAGGTGCGAGTGGTTCGACATTCTGGCGTGGTGATGGCACATGGGCAGCTCCAGCAGGAAGCGGTACAGTCAACTCTGGTTTAATCAATGAGGTGGCATGGTACGCAGCGAATGGTACGGCAGTTTCAGGTCTGACTACGGCAAATTCTGGGGTGCTGGTTACTTCAGCTGGTGGCGTTCCAAGCATTAGTACGACATTGCCTAACGGATTGGCTATGGGAACTCCGGCTTCACTTACTCTTACCAATGCTACAGGATTGCCTGTACCTACTGGATTAAGTGCTACAGGAACTCCAAGTGCAACAACCTTCCTTCGAGGGGATGGTACATGGGCGACCCCTGCTGGCGGTGGAACAGTTAATAGTGGAACTGCGAATCAGATTGCTTACTATGCGAGTACAGGTACAGCAGTGAGTGGATTAACAGGTGCTAATAGTGCCATGTTGGTCACAAACTCTACTGGTGTTCCTGCAATGACTGCTTCCATGACTGATGGTCAAATCATTATCGGGGTAACGGGTGGTACGCCTGTACCTGCAACATTGACTGCTGGCTCCGGTATTTCCATTGCGAACGCTGCTGGCGGAATCACAATCTCTGGAACTGGTTCTGGTATTGGTTGGACTGAAGTTACTGGTACGACTCAAGCCATGGTTGCTGATAGTGGTTACGTTGCCAATAACGGTGCGCTAGTGGTCTTTACATTGCCAGCTACAGCTGCCTTTGGTACTGTAATTAACCTGGTTGGCAAAGGTGCTGGTGGTTGGAGAATAGACCAGAATGCTAGCCAAAATATTCAGGTTGGTTCGGTTTCTTCTACAGTAGGTGCTGGTGGTAGCGTGGCCTCTACCAATCGTTATGATTCACTAGAGTTACTGTGTACTACTGCTGATACCACATGGACTGTGCTTGGTGGCCCTCAAACTGCTGGGTTCACTATTGTTTAAGGAGAAACAAGATGCCTGTTAATAATGCGATCAACAAAGTTATAACCGAAGTTCCAACAGCAGGAGCGGTTCCTCTTTGGGATACAAATGCTAATCTCTCGGCAAGCAATCTGCTAAATGGATTTCAAACAAGAGCGCTGGTTAACTTCACTCAATACGTTTTAACCGTTGCAAGTCCTGGGTTTCAGCAGTTCACTGGTTCTGGCGCAGGGGATGAAGTACTGATGCCTTTAACGAGTACGCTGGCTCTAGGGCAGACTTTTACCTTGTTAAATTCAAGCTCTGGAAGTTTAAACATACGAGACTCTACCGACACCAATACGATTTATGCGAATCTTCCAGCAGGGTTTGCGGTCGTCCTTGTTTGTATTTTGCAATCAGGAGCTACAGCAGCCTCTTGGTATATAGCAACTGTGGTTCGGCCTGTGGTAGAAGGTACTTTTACTCCTACCTTTACATTCTCAACCGTTGGCGACCTGTCTGTATCTTATAGTACTCAGACCGGTATATATAGGCAATTTCCTACTCCGACAGGATCAATGGTTTGGATGTACGGAATATTATCTTGTACGCCAACATATACTACCGCTGGGAATCAGCCCAGGATTGTGGCTACTGGTGCGCCTGGGAATATCTCCCCTTCTAATAGCATATTAATTATGCCCGTAGCCCAAGGTATAAATTTTGGCGCAGGTAATACCTATGCATTTTTGCAGGGTGCAGGAAGCAGTGATATTTTTACTCTTTGCGCACAAGGAACGACTAAAACGGCTGGTACTGCTTTCAACATGACTGCCGCAGCAAACTTCACTTCTGGTACTGCATTACAATTGTACTGGGAAGGGTGGTATCGAAGTGGTTAAACTTTTTTTTCAACAACATAAGGACGTGTAAAATGGGTATTATCAATGTAACACCAGGACAAGTGGGTTTGGTAGGTGTATTGCCAAGCATAGCTTATATCAATACAGACGACACAATCGCTGAAGTAATCACTACTGGTTATCTTAACAAGGAAGTGGCTAACGGATTGCAAATCTCTTTACCTTGTATCGCAGCCGTAAGTACTAAGGCCACACCTACATCTGCTCCTCAAGTGGGCTGGTATCAGGTGAGTCATGTTGGTGCTAACTGGTCACTGGTCATCGGATCTAACGAAGTCATTGCTCTTCCAGATGGTCAAATTCTAGTCGGTAGTGCTGGCGGTATTGCTACTCCAGTGGCTATGACTGGTGATATTTCCATCACTAATGCTGGTGTTACTGCAATCGTAGCTGGCGTAATTGTCAATGCTGACATTAATGCTGCTGCTGCAATTGCTTACAGTAAATTAGCGGCTCTTCCAAGTGCGCAAATCCTTGTTGGTTCTGCTGGCAACGTACCGACAGCTGTAGCTATGTCAGGGGACGTGACTATCAGTAATGCGGGTGTGACTACAATTGGCGCAGGTGCTATTGATTTAGCAATGTTGTCTGCTGGAATTAGTCCTGCGTATATTATAAAGTTAGGTGGCAAGGATGTAAGTGTCGGTGGTTCTGCTACCGTTACTATTGCAGCAGTAGGCGTTGTAGCCACTGACTTA